CCGCTATGGACAGGTTCGTTTAAAAGTAGTTCAGGTTTATTGGGTAAATTCAGGCAATTAAGCCTTTTGTTTTGTTCAAATTATTCACTAAATGCACCACTAAACTTATCATTATTGTTGTTTTGGCTCATTTTTAGCTCCCAAACATTCCTCCTCCACTTGGCGTGGAAAATTCACCATAGCAAGTATGCTGTTTTCATCTTTTTCGTTTACTTCTGGAAAATCATAGACCTTATCTACCACATCACTCACATCATCTTTATAATCGTCACCTAAAAAACTTGTAAATACTAATTTTATTGCATCCTTATTAACATCAGCCCACATGGCGTTAA